AGGTATTTGAAGGTCACTCAAAACTACGAGTCGCTTAATCTTCGTCCTCGTCATCCTCGTATGGAGTCAAATCTGGATTCGGGATAATCCAGTCAGGTAAGCGCATTTGTTCCTCGATGTACCAGCGCGCTCTATCTTCTCCGTAACCTGCCCGAACAAGCGCTTCATAGCACTCAACAATTTGTGTAGCCCATATATCAATAGGCTTGAGCGGCTCGCCCGCGCGTTTAGCAGCGGCTTCTTTCCGCTTACGCTTGGCGGCGAGTTCGCTTTTTGTTGGTTTTCTTGCGCTCATTAGTAAGCAATTCTAAGACCATGCGCTCGAGTTTATCGATGCGCGACACGATATTTGATGCTTCCAAAATGCCGGGTACTTCATGTCGAATAATGTAACGAAGCCCGCCGACAATCAGCGCGCAGCATGACAATATCGCGGCAACAAAGGCCGCCCATTCTGCTGGAGTCATCGCCGACCGAAAGCCGTATCGTTAGGATTTAGCCAGCGTAGGATGACTGGCAGACTCGCGACCAGAGCGGCATTCACAATGGCAGGTGCATCCCAACCCACGGCTAGATACGTTGCTATTCCGGCTGCTAGAAAGGATCTTGCCCAACTTGCTGCTACCGCTTTTAGTTGTTCCATTTATGGGTTCTCCTGTTAGTAGAGGAATGCGAAACATGCTCGCATCGTTGTCGCCCAGTTTTGTGAAGCTAACGTGAATGTGCTTTTTGTGAGGATTGATGCCTTTGTATGGACGCCACTTGTAGTTAAGACGCCAACTAGCAATTTTGCCATTAAAAATTATGTAAGCAATTCGTTTATCAGTTCTGGCAAGTATTCGTAACTGATCCGCAATGTCGAACGCTTCGGATGCATGGGATCGCAGGTCAGCGTCAATATCGATGGCACGTACAACACCCGAAGCATCTGGATTGTGATGGGACTTACGAGCTGCATGGCGCGCGTCACCGAGCCATCCATCCGAAGTTCGATCTCTATCGGGGAATGCATCGTCTATCTGCTCTCGAAGCTGTTGCCCCGCTTTGCACAGCTTAGCCATTATTTAAAAATATCGGTTGAGTGTTTTCCGAAGGTAACAGAGCTTCAATTTCCTTGTCGCTCAAACCAAGTTTTTTATATGCAGCAATCTTGATTTCTCTCAATTCAATTGCTTCGGCTTTTGCTTCGGCGTTTTGCAATTTCCATTCTGCAATTTCAGCATCTCGTAATGCTTGTTCTTCAACAGTCATTTGACGGACAATTTCTTCGCCTGTTGCAACGTCTAGCACATATATTTTATCTGACATTATTGACCCAATCCATAGACGACAACGTTTCCGGTTATATTGCTCGATGATGATTTCAAAAGAAATCCAGTATAATCGCGTTCAAAACTTGTGCCCCAATACAAAACACCAGTTCCATTTGTATTTTCGTAGCCAGTCCCGTGGTAATTGGCGGCAGTAGCAGAACCTGTGCCAACGCTTTGAATCCACATAATCCCTGTAAAAGGATAAGCCGAAGTACCCGTGTAATCGTGAATAGTAAAATTGCTTGCATTGACGCTTCCGGTATTAGTGAAAGTTGAACTATTATATTGATTTTTCAATGAACTTCCATAATAACCAGTTGTTTGTGTAGTGCTTCCGTATCTTAATTGCATTTGCAAATCATCGGCTCCAGTAGCGGCGCTTACCTTATCAAATGCAATCAGATAAGTTTTATATGTAGATGAAAAAACGCTGTCAATAGTTACCGAAGCAACATTTGAAAATGAACTTGTTGTAATTTTTGTAAGAGCACCACTTCCCGCAGCGGTAGCCCATTTAACTTTATATGGCGAAACTGTCGTATCTGCGGTTAAAATTTGACCAGTTGTTCCAATTGGAAGATTATCAAAAGTTCCCGATCCTGTTCCAATTATGATGTCGCCAGCCGCGGTGATTTCCGTTGCCATTGAATTGGTGATTGTTACTGTGCCTGAAGTTCCGCCACCGGTAATTCCTGTTCCGGCAGTTACACCGGTGATGTCACCAGAGTTGCCAATTCCGACCCATGCAGAACCATCGTAAACTTCCGTTGCATTTGTGTCTTTTAGATATGACACCATTCCTTCAGACAAAACGCTCGCTAGAGCTGTGGTTCGAGCTGCGGCATTAGCAAAAACCATGACTGTTTGCTCTTGAAGATAGGTGTTAACTTGGGCAGCCGTAAGTACGTCCCCCGTATTGAATAACTTATAGCCTGCGCCTGCCATGTGTCTCCTTAGTAGCTCAGCACGTTCGAGTCAAGTATACCGCTAATCGTGCTATCTAACACGAAACCGGCTAATAATGGCTCAGACGTGAAAAGGGTCGTATTCCAAGATGATTTAGTAATATCGTGATGAATGCCGTTGATTAGGCTCGGCTGAGTAACGCTCGTATTCCCCGGCATGGTCTTTGTGACTGTAATGCCATCCAAAAGCTCGATGTCCACCCCTGCCTTGGGCTTGTTGGGATTGATGTCATCATAAAGGTTGATTTCAATACTATCGATGCGAATCTCTGGATCTTTGCGGGTTGCAAGAATGCCCTGAGCCTGATTGAGAGCTTCGGTGTCGGTTTGAACAAGAATGCCTGATCGATTTCCTGAATGCAAAAAGTAAGTGTTGATTGATGTCTGGTCTTTGACGTTTTGTGCCGTGCCACCCGAACGGGTAACTGTTACGTCATTTAGGATTGTCGTGTCGTCATAGGCCACCACGGCGTTTGTGTAGGAAATGTCCGAGCCAGTATCCGAGAACGTATAGATTGAGGTGGCAGGTTGAGTAATGAGATTTGTTCGGCTTATAAATCGGCTGTTGCCTTCAGCGTCAATAAAGAATCCGCCGAACTCGCTATTCTCGACAGTCTGTAAGGCCTCTAGCGCGTTCCTAGACGTGCCGGGATCGGCTTGTAGAGTGGAATCACCTGTGTCTACATTTCGAAGGCTCTGAGGCCATGCTATGGCGTCTAGAATGGCATTCACGCGAGCACCTGAGAGTTGACCTGCCGGTGCGCCTGAAACTGTGCTTACACTTGAGCCTGCAAGAAGTTTGAAACCATCAATGCATCGAAGGGTTACGTTTGAGACATCCTCGTTGCCCTGCCAAAAGCCGGTGTCATAGTTTGTGATAAAGCCTGAAAATAGATAGTAGTCAACGCCAAGATAGGTCGCATAAATAATGATTTGACGAAGTGGTACGAGATCCGGGTAATAAGCCCCATTGGGATTCATTGGATTCCAGTCGCCGTTTTCATCGTAAAGCTGGATTGTTGCCGTTCCAACCTCGAACTTGTTTGTGATGCGGTTGCGACCTCTACGAATGGCTACGCGTGAAACTAGACTCGTAATCTCAACTGGGAGCGTTCCAGAACCTAATCGGTTAGTTCCAAGGATGCCTTTAGTCGCTGATCCGAGAATAAGCGGATTAGTCTCAAAAGCGGTGTCGGAATCGAAGTCAACAAAGACTCGAACTTGTGGAGCTGCCATTAGATGTTTGTGCTGCTAACTCGAATATCTTGTCCAGCTTTTTGGTATTGGTATTGAATATCGGTAATTGTTGAGGCTAAATCTTGTTCGGTTATGACCGAACCTTGAACATAGACCACAATTGGGCTCTGACCCATTTCGCCACGGCGAAAGGCTGAAGGATCAAAGCGCGAACCTGCCACAATACCCGGCGTGTCAAATACACCCATGGCTCGCATCTTGGCTTGTTCGTCTGATAAATAGCTGAGAGATGAAAGCGTGAGCGAGTTTGTAAGTGTGTCGATTTGTTCTTTCAAAAGAATGCTAATTGGACTTCCAGCGGTTGTGTCTGCACGCAAAGTCGTCAAAGAATCGATTGCGCTGATAACACTTCCAACAGTTGTGGCAGATCCAATAGGGCTTACAGGATTAGCAATAACTGTGCCGCCACCTACGCCACCACCTCCGCCTCCGCCTGTTACTGTTGTTACAGTCGTCCCGCTGCTAGTTGATGATG